CCAACAAATTGCGCTCTGCGGGGATTTATCCGCTTCAGCTTTTCGCCAACGCGAAAAAGGGGTAATCAATGATAATGATAAAACCCCAGGACGTTGAGAGAATCATCGGCGAGAACGCTCCAATCGTGTCAAACGCGATGAATTACTTTACAAACCGTCCTCTTAAGAATTCCACGCACATCGCCGTGGCGGAACTTGAAGCGGAATACGGGAATGTCCCCGTTATAAAGCGCGGCGCGTTAGGTGTAAGACCTGAAACCGGAATGTCCGCGAAGGTGATCGAGCCTATGCCGATTGAAATTGACGACCTCTTCACCGCGGTGGAAGTTGACAATTACGAAAGGGCGACAGATCAGGGCAAGCAGCAGATGATTGACGAAAGAATCGCGAACCATCTGCGCGTAGTGCGCGAAACCACACGCGCCCTTTGCGCCCAGGCGCATCGCGGAGAAATCGACTACATGATGCAGGCGGGAACCGCGATGAGCCGTTACGTGGTTTCATACGGCGATATCAAAGGGCTGACTTTTGGTTCCACGTTGCCGAATATGACAATCGCGAACCTCATCATTTATTTGAACCAGCTTGCAGCGGCGATAAATGAGCAGGGTGTCGGCGGTCCGATTGAGTTCATCGCTTCGCTTGACGTGTATCAGGCGATTATCACCGCCGCTGCGAATCAGAAGGCTTACACGGTTGTGCCTGGTGTCGGGAAAATCAACATCGCCGGTTTCGAGATACTCATGGACAACGATTCATGGATCGATATCGACAACACCGGAGCGAAAACAACCAAGCGCATGGTTGAGCCTTTGGAAATCATGGCGCGCGCGACCAACGCGGGGCAGAAGCTTCCGTACCTGCGTCTTGACGATGTTGTCATGAATCAGGCTGTGCCGTTCTACGCGTTCACCAAAGTGCGAACGGATCAACGTGGCGAGGATCTCTATGTAAAGAGTAAACCTTTCCCATTGATCAACCGTAAGGGAATCGTGTTCGGCAAGTTCGAGCAGGCATAGAAAGAATTGTACATCTGCCTTTGTTATAAGTTATGTTTTTAAATTTTTGTGATTAGGCGCTGGCACTAACACGGCATCAACATACAAACACAAAGGCAAGATGTGCTTTTCTAAGGAGTTTTGAAAGTGGGCATACCTAAAACAATTATAACGACAGATGACCTCAAAAAAGAATTGAATCCCGATGACCTTCGCACAGCGTCTTACGCTGATGACGCTGTAAAGGAACACGCGATTCATAAAGCAGTTATCTGGGTATACGGCAAGGTAGCGACTACCGGAAAAACTTATGACGAGTCAGACGAGGTTACAAAAACCATTGTTTTAAAACGCGCGATTTACGAATTGTTTTCTTACACCGGAAACGAAAACCGCGCGAAAGCGAACGAACAGGATGCCGCGGATCTGATTGAAACTTATTTCGGCAGCATTGCGACAAAACACGACGAAGGGGTAGGCCCTGCAGCGGGCATGGTAGCAGAATCGGAGCTTCCGCGTTATGGGGGTTAAGATTGTGAGCCGCCCTCCCGATTACGCGAGGATGCTGGGCGCGGGACTCGCGCCGACTATGAAGAAAGCGGCTATGTATTTGCAAAGCAGCGCCATGAGGAAAATCAATAACGGGATCCCCCCGGCGAACGCGCCTCTCACGCAAAATGTAAAACAAGGCAGCCGTACATTGCGCGACAACGGCGAACTTATGAGAAGCATCGCCCCTCATTCCGGCGATTTATGGGCTGACGCGAGCACCAATCTTAAATACGCGCGTATTCAACAGGAAGGCGGAACTATTACGCCTAAAAACGCGAAGGCGCTTTTTATTCCTGCAAGCGCGAAAACAAGAACATTAATGCGCTCTTACGGAGCTCATACGCCGCGCTCGCTTATCAAAGCGATGGAAGCGGACGGTTACGGATTTTTTAGAACCGGCAGAGCTTATTTTGCGTACAAAAAAAGCACAGGGAAAACTGGTAAGCGTGGAAAAGAATTTATTTTATATATTATATCACGTTCCGTAAAAATTCCGGTACGTCCTTTTTTATTCATTGACGAAAAAGATAACGCGTATCTTATGAAACTGATTCAGGAAGGCGTTGCAAATTCGCTTAAGGGGAAAAATTAACATGGAAAAAATTGTAAATGCGCTATTGGATGAAATACGCACTCTTGGAATAGATGCGGTTTTAATGCCGCAGACAGTGTCCGCGAATCGTCCGCGAATCGATTTGTATTTTGCGGGGATTGAACTCGCCGGAATAGACAAGCAAAACACCGGCGCGGGCAATTTGGGATGGGAAAGGATAACGTTCAATGCGGAATTCAGAAGCGAGGGAACGCACAGTATGTGGCTTACGGACACTATACTCGCGTCACGCAAATTATTACCGCTGAATGAAAACTCCATGCGGTTAACGGTTTCAATGCCGTTAAAAGCTCTCTGGAGACGGCTCTCGCCCGGACGCTTCGAGTATCCTGATGAGGAGCAATCATCTATGCCGGTAAGCTATGTAGAATTGTGGGAGATAACGATAGCTTATCCGGCAAATATAATCGGGCAAAGCCCGGAGGAGAAATTATGAGACCGACAGGAAAAGACGGATTTTTATACGGTATAAAAATCGGAGCGGTAATAACGGGAGGACAAGGCGTTACAGTGCCGAAAGACGGTTGGTATAAAATTCAATCTAAAGCGGCGGACGGCGGCGGTATTCCGGGCAGCGATCCCGCGAAGACGCGGGGGCGTTCCCTTAAAGCGGGCGATTTTTATTTTGCAAGGGAAGGACAGAAACTTGCGACCGGGGACAGCCTTATACCTTGGGAACTTAAAAAGCTGTCTTTCACAACGGATGTCAGCGCAAGCGCGCAAGGGCAGGTTTTTGACATTACCACGCAGGCGGATGTCGAAAGCGGCGTAAGGGCTTATGCCGCTTCCGTGTTCAAAGACCGCACCGGCACAATTAACGGCATGGTCGATGTTGACAGCGCGGAACAGCGCGGGCTGATGAACGAGTTCAACGCCGTTATTACAGACGACGGGACTTACGTCACCTACGAGCCCGCGAAATCAGGCACGCATCATTTCATGCTTTCAAGGCGCGAGACAATCGCTGAAGGCGAGGTTGAAGCTTGGGAATATTTCCCTGTGGTTGTCGAATCCTTCCAAACCGACAAACCGATTGAAGGGGTATGCCCCTTTAATTTTAATTACCGTATTGACGGCTCTCAAAACCCCGGCATCTATTACAGAACGGTAACCGAAGCTGCAGAAGAAGGGGGCGATGATGAGATTTGACGCGTTAAAAAATTATACTTATTATCCTGACGTTTACGGTAATCTTGATTTACCGGAATCGGAAAAACTGTCTGTCGAAATTATCCGCCCGACTGCGGAAGATCATGAAACGCTTGTTTTTGTGGAACTGACGCAGCAATTTAAAAAGGATTCAAAGGGCTCTGAATTAATCAATCAGACTTCGAGGACAAAATTTAACACGCCGAAAATCCTTAGAAGGCATGTCGGGGAAATTAAAAACCTTGTTATCGCGGACGGGGCAGGCAAAGATAAAATTATCGCGACCGGTGAGGAGCTTGCCTCGGCGAGTTTTGCCGGTATGTTTTCACTGGTAAACAAAATTTGCAATGAGGTTTGTTCCGACACTTTAACTGATACGCAAAAAAAAATCTCCGAATCGGATTCGGGCTCGTCTGGGACGGATGGCATGAACGGGAATTAAACCCGTATTATGACAATGAAAAATTAATTCTGCGTGAATGGGTAATTAAAAGGGGCGAGGTACACGGTTATCTCTCCCCTGAATTTTATACGGCTTATAAACTGTGGAGCAGGATAAAACGCTACGGCTGGCCTCACGGGCAAGGCTGGATACGCGAGCCTGCCGGGCTTGTCGAACTTGTAGAATTATTTGATACAGAGCTTGAGCTTTTAAAGGAAAAAAATGCAGGTAAAAGATGAACTGCGGGTGCTGGTTGAGGCGGAAGTCGCCCGCGCAATCGAAAACTTTAAGAAACTCTCCGGCGGTATCGAAGACGCTGAAAATAAATCCGTATCGCTCGGCGAAGCCCTCGATTCTTTTTCAAAAAAATCCCTTGTGGTTTCCGGCATTCTCGGAGGCGCGGGCATCGCCGCGGTAAAGTTCGCCGGTGAAAATGAAAAATTAAAATTCTCGCTTAAAAATATAACTTCCTCTGCTGAAGAAGCAGCCGCTGTTTTTGAAGACTGGAGAAAGCTCGGCGCATCGCCCGGCTTGTCTGCCGACGAAGTGTTCGATCTGGGCAGGGCGATGGTCAACATGGGGAAGGACACGGAGTACGTTACCACGACGATAAAGATGCTTGGAAACATTTCCGCAGGCACAAGCGCGTCCTTCGGCGAAATCTCCGGCTCTTTTGAACGCGCGCGGGCGATGGGCAACCTTACGGCACGCGACCTTGTGCGTTTGCAACAGCAAGGCATACCAGTTGTTAAACAGCTTTCCAAAGAGCTCGGTATTTCCGAAGAAAGCGTCCGCAATCTTGCGGCGGAAGGCAAGATCGGGTTTAACGATCTAGAGAAGGCGTTCAGATCAATGACTTCCCCCGGCGGTCAGTTTGCAGGCATGATGGACGAGCTTTCCGGTACCGTGCTGGAAAAATTTTCAAGCGCGGCCGATGACGCCAAACAGGCGCTTGCTTCGTTCGGCGAGATGATGCTGCCGATGGCAACCGATATGCTCAACAACGCGAGCTCTGTCTTACGCGGTATTTCCGGCATGGATGAAGGGGCCAAACGGTTTATTCTTGGTATGGGCGGGGTGATAGCCGTTTCTGGACCTGCTATAGCCGCTGTTAAAGGGATAAGCGCCGCAATGTCGCTTGTGATGGCGAACCCTTACATGCTTGCCATAGGAGGGGTTATCGCTGCGGCGGGTATTGTTACCGGTATTATAAACAAACAGGCAAACGCATACGGCGATTTAAATATTGAAATTCATAAAACGAAAAATGAAGCGAATAATTTATTGCGTGCATATTCGGACGGTAATAATGCAAAAATATTGGATAAAAATACAACAGAAGAACTTATAAAATTATATCCAAGCTTGTCAGGCGAGATTACAGCATATAAAACAACTGTTGACGAAGCGACAGAAGCGGTAAAACGCCTTACTCATGCCGAAGTTGAAAACGCGGCAAATAAACAGATCGAAAAATTACGAAGGCAAGCAGAAGCGGCAGAGGAAGCCGCTTCCGCTTATGATCGGTATGCGGAAGGCGCGGTAAAAAACATTGAAATAGCCGAAAGGCTGGGAGACGCTTTCAGTGTTAGGGGTTATGAAGACGCTCTCGGCACATATAAACAAAGCTGGGATGACGCTTTAGAGAAAGCTGAAAAGACCCGAAGAGGGATAAATTCCGAACTCGCAAAAATCGGAAAAATGTTAGGTGACGATTTCGGTATTATTGATATACCTGTCAATATTACCCCGATAGTAGATATAGATGATTTAGATAAAAGCGTAATCAATAATGTAAAAAAATCATGGCAGGAATGGTTCGGTGAAATAACCGACATAGACCCTTCTTTATTCGGCGACAGCGGGAGAAAAGCCGCCGAATTATACATCGGCGAATTCGAGCGCGGGCTTACGGCGCAAACCGTTATTGCCGAAGCGTTAGGCGAACAGCTTGATGTTTCAAAATTATTAAGAAGCAGGCAGTCCGAAGTGCAAAGCGCCCTTACAGAGCTTTTTGCAATCAACCCTGACGATATCAACAGGCCGTTTGCTTTAATTCAGCCTGAAATACAAAAACTTACCGAAGAATACCGCAGGCTCGGCGAGGAAGCAAAAAGGTTTGAAGATATTCAAAAAGCGGACGCGATACAAAAAGAGTTTACGGAAACGGTAAAAAATTTAACGGCAAAGATTGACGGTCTGGGAAAATCGGAACATCAGCTTGCCTATGAATCAGAACTTGCTAGAATCGGGCTGGAAGCGCAATCTGAAGCCGCTTTAGAGCTCGCTCAAACTATGAACAGGCTGTCGGTTGAAAGCACGCTCTCCGGCTTGAGCCGCGAAGTGCAGAACCTCGGCAAAGATCAATACGATCTCTCGCTTACGGCAATGGCAGCATCTGACGCTACCGAAGAAGAAATAAAAAAAGCCGAGGAAATGATCGAAACATTGCGCCGTTACGGTATGAGTATAGACGATCTGATCGCGCATAAAGTTTCAGGAGGTCTTTTAAATATTTTCCCTGAAATGGAGAAACAAGCCGCGCAGGCTATCGGGAATATTACATCACAGCTTGCGATGATGAGTTTCGACAATGTAATTAACGGGTTAAGCGCGGTAGGGGAATTGTTCGCTAAAGGATCTGACGGCGTAGATGATTTTAAACAAGCGATGGCGGATATGGCGCAGCAAATTTTAAACAGCCTGCCTAATATGTTCCTTCAAGCGGGGCTTCAGCTTATCGCGCAAGGGCAATGGGCTCTCGGGCTCGGTTTTATCGCCGCTGCAGGATCGTCTGCCGTAGTTGCGGGTTATGTGAAAGGAAAAAAAGAAACTGTATCAGAGAACGCTCACGGGAACGTATACGGCTCAAACGGCGTTATACCTTACGCGCACGGAAGCGTTTTCACAAACCAAATTGTAAATAAACCCACTTACTTTAAACACGGAGGCAAGTTAGGCGTAATGGGCGAAGCGGGACCTGAATCGATTATGCCGCTGCGGCGTATGGCTAACGGCGATCTGGGTGTCGCCGCATCAGGTGCTAATACAGAGGTTACTGTTAATATTATAAATAATTCGGGGGAGGCTGTGCGTAAAGAAGAACGTGCCGACAGCGACGGAAATAAACAAATTGACGTTATCATCGGGGAGCTTATTAACAAGCATATCGCGTCTGGCAAAGCGGACAGGGCTATGTCGCGGTACAATGTCCGCCCTGCCGGAGTGTAACATGGCTGATATTTTTTGGCCCGATATCCTTCCTAAAACTTTGCTTATGGAAGGGCTTTCGGCGAAAAGAAATTCAAATGTTGTAAGAACGCAGATGGACGCAGGTCCGAATAAAACAAGGAGGCGGTACACCGCATCTGTCAAATTATTTACAGGGAAAATGCTGTTAGATGAAACACAGCGTTTAGAATTGCAAAAATTTTACAGAACTGTCCTTGCAGACGGCGTATTAAGATTTAATTTCACAGACCCGCAGACACTGGAGATCGGGGAATTCCGTTTTACAGAAGATTATACGGAATTATCTGCCGGCGGCATGTACGAAATATCAATGACAATGGAGCGTTTATGAGGTTATCCCCGGCGGCAACCGAAGCCGTCTTAGCGCCGGAAACTGAAAAAGTTTTTCTTCACTTATTAACAATCGAAGTTGACGGCGGCGCGGTATTACGGTTTGCCGATAACAACCAGCATGTCATCTCACGCGGCGAAACATTTACAGCCGCCGCTTTCGGGATCGTTTTGCCGGAACAAACGGACAACGCGCCGAGGCCCTGCAGGCTTGCGATTGACAACACCGATTTATCAATCTATCAGGAAATAAAAAAAGCCGTCCACAAAGAAATAACGGTGACCGTCTGCGTTATCATGGCGGACACGCCCGACGTTTACGAGCGCGGGCCGTTAAAATATAAATTAAGAAACGTCAGGGCGAATAAAGAAACTATCGAAGGCGAAGTGCACGATTTTTATCTCGCCGACCGCAAGTTTCCAAAAGACGCTTACACGCCCGAAGATTTCGAGGGGTTGTTTTTCTAATGATGTATGATTGGGTTTATAAATATATAGGCATTCCTTTTGTATCAAATGGAAGATCGATGCAAGGCTGCGATTGCTACGGGCTTGTAAGGCTGGTTTTGCGTAACGAATATAATATAGAGCTGCCGGAATTATCAAACGATTATATAAACGCGCGTAACGTTGCGGAAACGGCAAAGCTGTTTAAAGATAATATACCGGTTCTTACAGCCAGCGAAATTTTAGAACCGCAAGAGAAAGCGGTTGCGGTTATCACGGAACGAAACCGCCCCTGCCACATAGGCATAATCGCCGGCGACGGTTATATACTGCACACAAACTTTAAAACGGGAAGCGTCTGCCAGCGCGTATCGCACCCTTCGTTAAGAGGGCGCATAGAGGGGTATTACAATGTCCGTTAAAGTGATCGCGCAGAAGCACCCTTTAAAGAATGATAAAATACAAATCGAAACAAGCCCGAAATCAATATCTGAAATTTTAAAAGAAATCGATTCCGGTTTCCCCGAACCCCAAGCGAGGGTTTGCCGTAACGGCGAAATCGTAAAAGATTTTTCAACGCTAGCCGCAGACGGCGACACTGTTTGGGTTAAATACGCGCCTTTCGGGGACAGCCCCCAATCAACAGGCGGCGCGATGAAAGGCGGAGGCTTGTTCTTAACAATGGTCGGCATCGCTGTCGCGTTAATTCCCGGCGGGCTCGCCGTCGGAGTCGCCCTTATCGGCACAGGACTCTCAATGGCGCTCGGCGGGGCTGTTTTGTTAAACGCGGACATCCCGAAATTTAAAGACAAAGAAAAACCCGAAAGCGACCCTTCTATCCGCGGGGCGAAAAACCAGGCGAGGCCTTACGGTAGAATCCCGGTGCTGTTCGGAGAGCACCGCGTATACCCCGACATCGCCGCGAACCCGTACACGGAAATAACCGGAAGCCAGCAGTTTCTTGTCCAGTTGTTTTGCGGCGGTTACAAAGACTGCGCAATAGATTTAGACAGCATTAAGTTAGGCGAAACTAAATTAACCGATTTATCCCAAACGAAAGACATAAACAAAATCATCGCCGGCGGCGATCCGGTTTTTAAATTGGAAATTTTGCAAAACGGCGGAGCGTCGAAGATATACCCGCGCTGCGTGCATGAAGACGTAATCAACGCGCCTTTGCAGAATCAGATAGAGGACGCGGACGGCAATAAAATATCAGGAGAAATAACCCGCGACACGCCAGCCAACACAAGCGAAATTAACATCGATGTTTTCGCTCAAAGCATCGGCAGATATAACGATAAAGGCGATTTATTAGAAACATCTGTTGAAATAAAAGCATGGTACAAACTTATTGATGATGCAGCGTATAAATTAATAGGTACGCTCGTTATATCCGGCGCTGAATTAAAAACAAAGCGCGAGCAAATTACTATAAATGTACCGGCAGAGCAATATTCGGTCAAAATTGAGCGCGTAACGGCTGACAACGCGGACAGCAAAATAACGGATCAGGTTTATGTCGGTTCAATCCGCTCTGTTAAATATGCGCCGCCTGTAAACCCTGAAAAACAAAAAGATTTAACTATCATCGCGTTACGTGTAATGGCGACGGCGAAACTTAACAACATTATAGACAGCTTTAATTATGTCGCGGTGTCAAAACTGCCGGTATACACGCCCGGAGGATCCGGTCCTTTGTATTGGCTTAACACGGCGGAAACATCCAACCCCGCATCGATGCTGTATTACGCGCTTCTCGGCAGAGCCGCGCAGCAGAAAGCGGACGCCGATGCCATCGATTGGCAGTCGCTGGAAGAATTCTACACTTGGTGCGAAAAACATAACTATACGTGTAACGCTTATTTATCAGAATCCGTGACAATTGCGGAAATGCTAAGGATGATCGGCAGTACTGCCCGCGCTGATATTTTAAGGATTGATTCAAAAATATCTGTAGTACAGGATATTGAACGATCTTCCCCTGTGCAATTATTCACGCCGAAAAACACTGTCGCTTACAGCGTAACGATGTTTAACGCCGACATACCTGACGCGATAGCGTTACGCTACATCGATAAAAATTCAGGTTTCACGCATAACGAAGTGAAAGTATACAACACGCCCGACGGGAACCCGCCCGATGAAAAAACTCCTGACACGATTCAAAAGGTTGATCTTTGGGGGATAACCGATGACGCGCAGGCGCGGCGCATAGGGATGTATAATTACGCCTGCATAAAAAACCGCCCATTTGTTCACACGATTGAAGTGGACATCGAATACCTGTTATGCGACAAAGGAGACTGGATACAATACGCGGGGGATATCGCGCTTACAGGCTCTGTGCAGGGAAGAATTAAAGGCGTTATCTTCGCCGACGGCGTTTGCGTCGGCATCGATACCGATGAACCTGTGGAAATGACGGCGGGGAATCAATACGCGGTCAGGATAAGGTTGAAAGACGGGACGATAACGCTTAAAGAAGCTGTTTTTAACCCGGGCTTGCGCAGGGAGAAATCGGCTGTATATTATCCGTCGGAGAATGACGATCTTTACGAACCCTTTGCCGGGGAAATGTTTGTTATCGATGAAAAAGACAATGTTTATTACGAACCGCAAAATGTGATTTTGTTTACAGAGCCGTTAGACGCAAACATCTTGAAAGCCGGCAATATTTACGCTTTCGGGATCCGCGGTTACGAAGCGCTCAATTTAAAAATAACGGATATCCAGCCAGGACAAAATTTATCCGCCGTTTTAACGTGCGTTGAATACGCTCCTGAAATTTTCGGCGTTGACGATCCGAATTTTATCCTGCCGGATTTTGAAAACCGTATAACGCCTGTATCGGGCGCGGTTGATAGCGGTGTTGTAAACCCTGACAACTGGATGTCGTTTAACGTATTCCACGACAGCGAGGAAGAGCCGCCGAGACCTGCCGGAAGCGGTCAGACAGACGGATGGCATCGGGCGCAGACCTTCCGCTCTGTTTGGCAGTCGTCAAAAGTGGCGGAATCGGTTGAAAGCGGCGGATGGGGGCTGCCGGTGCGGATTAGAGCGGAGCGCGGCACTGACGATCTTACTCCGGTTTGGTTAAGCTTATCGCCGCAAAATATAACGCTTGATACAGACGGGGACGGTAACGTGCTTGCAGAATTACTTCCTTTAACTGTTCAAGCGAGATTATTTAAATGGAATTCTGTTTTGTCTGATGTATTATTTTCGTTAGTAAATGCACCTAACGGAATTTCAATTGATGAAAACGGTCTTGTTATTATTAATACAGATGCTGCATTAAATGATGTTAATAATATTACGGTTCGCTCGGAATACCAGAACGGAGTGTATACATCAACATTATCAATCATAAAGAATTTTAATAATTCTGCTCCAAGATATTTGGGAACTATAAATACGTTAGATATTTCTGAAGCAACGGTTATGATTATTAAAGGTCCTGTTCAGGGGCAAACAAAAGCGCGTCAAGGCGATTATGTACTTGCGGTCGCCGTTATCGGCAATCGTAATGCTGGGAGTGTTTTTCAATGGACTGGGATCGCTTGGGAATATCGTTCGCCAAATAATTTTTCCGATCTTTATATGCGGTGTTTTAAAGACGGGCTTGATGTCCCTGAATTGATACAAGATATAGCTTGGTTTGGAGCTGTGTTTGCTAAATTGTTAGTAGCTATGAACGCTTTTATAGAAACATTAGAAGCGCAAAAAATAACTTTAAAAAACGGCGGAGTAATACAAAGCGATAATTATAATCCTTCACGGCGTACAGGATGGTTGATCGATTATCTCGGAAATGCATATTTTAACAGCGGACTAATTGGAGGGGTAGATATAAATGCGAATTCACTGACTGTGAACGGTAAAGGGTATTTGCCTATTGGTTTTGTATATTTTCAAATCAAAGGACAGCCTGCACCGCAAGAGATTTTTGCGGGTGTATGGGAAGATATTAGCTCTCAATATGCGGGGTTATTTTTTCGCGTTGAAGGCGGAAACGCTGCACCGTTTGGACAGAATCAAGAGCAATCAATTCAATCTCATAGACATGAACAAGCATATATAAAATCAAAAGAATATTCAGTAAATACTAGACATTCCTTTGATAGATTTGAATCTGGGAGCAGAGAACGTCCGTTGACTGATGTAACATTAAGTTATACAGAACCACCACCTTCTGGGCTTTATTATACAGAAAATACTGGAAGTAAAGAAACTAGACCTGAAAATACAACTATAAGAGTATGGAAACGAAAATCTTAATTTTAAAGTTGCACACCTATTAAAAACGATGGTTTAATAAAAAAATAATTGCCATAATGATCTTTTCTCTCTCTTATCGGTGTTTGTAAAATCGGAGCTCCGCCAGGTCCTATCGGGTATACTTTGTTTCCAGACCCGTCAACTCCTATTGAGGCATCTCTGTATCCCGTTATCTCTTCGTAGACATTGTTGAATGCATAAGTTATTCCGATATTTAATCCCACATAAAAATGTTTTGAAAACAAGTAATGAGCGGAAATTATACCGCCTATTCCATAAAACAATGTTTTTCCCTGATAAAACTCAAGACCAAGAGCAACAGGCAATCTCCATTTATTATTATCTATTATTTTATACATAGGTCCAAGAAAACAATGAAATGTAATATTGTCAGGTATAAAAAAACCACCAACTTCAAGGATAATACCAAATCTATGGTAGGGATATATAAATTTTACATCAAACTGTATAGCACTGTCTGTATTTATTCCGATAGAATAACCTGCATTCGCTTCTATTATAAAAACAGGTTGTGTATCATTTTGTGAAAATGCAGTGTGTGAAATTATTAAGAATAAAGAAAATATAATAAATTTTTTCATATAAAATATCCTTGTTATATTATAATCTATATATCCATGTTGTCTACATTTATACGGTTAGTTACCCCTAGTTAGGGTAATCGTCATTTACACCTGATACACTTTCATTATGGCATATAATAAAACGGTTTGGAAAGCACGGAAAGGTTCTAATCTTAACCGGCATCGGAAAGAACATGAAACAGAGAGAACAATAGACCTTTTTAACGAACCCAGCGCGGTAACAGAACCCGGCACGCCTTTCAGTACGCAGAACATGAATCATATCGAAGACGGGATTTATGAAGCGCATGAGATGATAGCGGCGGAAGAACAGCAAAGAAAAACCTCTGACAATAATTTACAAACAGCGCTCGCTGATGAAACGGCAAACAGGGCGGCCGCAATAAATAACGAGGCGCAAGCGAGGCAGCAGTCCGTTTCCGGCATCAACGAGAAAATCCCAAATCAAGCAAGCGCAACAAACCAACTGGCTGATAAAGATTTTGTTAATTCCAGTATTAATAATGCAGCCGCGTTTTTAATCACACCGACAGCCGAAGGGGTGTATCATTGGCCAAGCTTCGCGGCCTTGCAGGCAGGCCCGTGGTTTTCAGGCGGGAATCCCAGAGCGCCGAGCCAAAACGATTACGCTTTTTTCACAAACATTGATCTTGAAATAGGAGAAACAGGCTCTGAATGGAGAGCGTTATTCAGCGCCGGAATATGGACGCCCGGAATCAAGATAAATAATACGCCGTTTACCGCCGCCCAATTAGCCGCGATAAACAGCGGTATAACACAAATGTTGGTTAACAAGATCGCAAACCCTGATAACGTGCCGGAGCGCGGGAGCGAAGGGTTCGTAAAATCAGGCGGAATATTTGCATGGTTCGGCGACGATGTAACAGTATTACAGACCACGGCAAAAACCGTTGTCCAAGCAATTAACGAGTTATTTAATAACAAGCTGGACGCTGTTTTAAAAGGGGCGGCTAACGGCGTCGCCGAGCTGGACGGCGACGGCAGGGTGCCTGTAACCCAGATCCCGAATGTACCCGTATCAATTAACCGCACGGTTACGGTTAACGATAACGCTGTCGGCGCGGTCACAGACACGGGCGA